TTACTGCGGCATTAAGGGTGGTAGCTGTTACTTGGTTGCCATTGGCAAAAGTATTACCTGTGATTAGAACGGCCATAGGGGTAGTATATCAGATTAGAAGGTTGTGCGAGTAGCGTATGCAACATTGGTGTTGCCTGTGCCAGAATAAGTTGTGGCTCCCAAACTAGAATCTATCTGCACTGTCATGTTAGACGAATACTCTATCTGTAACGTGCTATTGTCTGAGCCTGTGTTGGTGGCGGATATGCTGCCGCCATTCACCTTAAATATCTTGCCGATATTGCCAGTGACATCTGTTCGGTATTGGGCAACGCCAACTCCATTAAATGCTAGGGCTGATAAAGAAATGCTCTTTTGTTCCGGGAGTGCCGCAACGTAGGAGTCTGTGCCGCTACCAATTGTAATTCCGTTGTTGCCAATACCATCAAAAGTAACGCCAGAGATAATGATGTTCTTCCAGTTGTAGGGGCCAATTAGGATGCCGCGCCAACTTCCTTTCTTTACTCGCCCATTGGTAACAACAACATTGCTGCCGCCCTTGGAATAATAAATATCAGGTTGGGCTATAAAACCAAATCCGCCATCCTCAAAGGTGGCTGTACTGGTAAGACTACCGCTGTTGGTATTAGACATTGTAAACACAACTCGCATACGTTCAAGCGAGTCTGTCACTGTCATAGTTGTCTGATAGCCAATTCTTTGGAAAAGATTATAGTTGGCTCCTCCCCAACTGCCTGTAACGCTGCTCCATGTTAGATGGGCCTGCACTTGTCCACCAGTCCCAGCACCAAGCGGAGTAAGGTCGAATAGTGGGGCAACGCTATAACTGCCAGCTGCAACTACTGTGCCTCCAGTGATGATGCCGCCAGCTACAGTGATGTTAGCTTGAGCTGCCCCTGTTACGGCATTGCAAAGAAACGTGCCGTTGGTGTAGCCGCTGCCAGCACTATTAACATTAACAAAAGTCATTCCTCCAACAAAAGTTGGCTGAGTAAGATTTAGAAAATAACTAGCGGCTACAGACCCAGCATCAGAATATAAAGCAATAACATCATCGCCAGACTGTAGGGATTCAAAGTTATTAATTGTTAGGCCATTGATGTTGCCAACGTGAAAACAATCGCCCCACGAAGAACGATTGTAATAATCTATTACTTGTAGATTGTAGCTTCTAAGTGTATCGCCACCAATGATAAGGCCAAAGTCTCCACCAGATTCTAAGCCACAATTACGCATTATGTTGAATGAGCCGCGCAAGGTGCATGGCATACCATCTCCACGCAATGATGGGTCTAGTGTGCCGCCAGAATAACGATTTTGGCATCTAAGTCCTACTATTTCAATATCCGTACAAGTGTCAGACCATAAAATACCTTGGTTATCTAACCCATTGGTAAAGAACAACGCGCCCGTGCAATCTATGTGGGCATTGTTAATCCCAGCAAGCTCAAAGCCTTGCGAGAAGAAATAAGACCCAGCCGGGATGCGATAGTTTCTGCGATTGGCTAGGATAAAACGATAGTCAAACCCACCGCCAGAACCAATAGATGCCACTACCGTTGGGATGCCAAAAGCACAAGTGTAATATGCAGAAACATTAATTGCGGCATTAGAGAACGTCAGCTCCCACTTAGACCCATTCCAACTCTTTCCTGTAAGGGTAGTTCCTGCTGGAAATAAAGATGCCGCTGTAATGCTAATCCCTGTGGGCAAGAGGGCATTGATAGCAGCACTATCGTTTAAAATGCCGCGACTACCTAGATTAAGCTCAAAGGCACTACCAGTGTAATAAAGCTGCGCGGGTATAATCCGATAGCCAGAACCAGTCGTCTGTATTTGCGTCATCACCACTTGGTTATTAGACACTTGAACACGGCCAGTCGCGCCTGTGCCTGTGCCACCGCTCACAGTGAAGGCATACGTTCCATTAGTGTATCCACCACCGCCCTCTGTAAGAATAATGGTTTCTATGGGATAACCAATCTTATCTATGTCGCCGCAAAGAACTTCGGCAAGTCTCTGTTGATTAGGAGAATATCCAGCAGTGGTGTAATACTCCCAGTTGTCTGTGCCATCTGATTTTAAGAAATCAATTGTGGTGATGCCATTATTAATGGTAGCATCATCCATCATCTGATTAAGACGCAAAGATGTGGCATTATTATTTGCCCAATTAACCTTGTCGTCAGACCAAGTGAACCCTGTTTTAATATCAGACATTACTGCTTAGAGTTAATGCTTGAGTCAGTAAGTTGGGCAGATATTTTAATAGTGCGAATCTTAGGGCGGCCAATCGTAGGGGCTAACACAAACTGACCTGCATATCCACGGATATTGCCAATGCGTCCTCTGGCCGAAACGTCTTCAGATACAGGAAGTGTTTCTCCTAGCATTGTAGAAAGAGAGTCTAAAAATTCTGAATTATCTGGATTTTGGGTTAGGAACGCAATTTGAACATCTGACACATTGTTATCAGAACTTTGGGCTTGTAGCTCAAAGGAATTAAAGCGTTTTCTGTCCATTGTGCCGCCTGTATATTGGCGCGTCTTTAGTTCAGAATTAATGGGATAGCCAGCAGCAGTGCCACCAATTGCAAGGTTTAAATAGTCGAGGTCGTCTTCTCTGTAGTCCAAGATATGGATGCCGCCGTCTTTGTTTACAGCATATAGGCTATTCAAACCACCAGCACCAGCCCGGATAAGGTTACGCACGTTCCAGCCTGTCTGTTCAATAATATCTAATGATTCCCAGCCTTGATTCAAAAAGTTATATACCAAGATGGCATTATTTTCTGTTGAAGTGTCTAGGGGAACAGCAATGTAATAACGATTGTCGTGATAGACAGCTACAGAGTTGGCAATGTAGTCATTATTAATGCGCTTAATTAAAGGATTAATAGCCTCGCTTAATGGCAAAGATGCGCCGCGCAAATTGTAAAGGTCTTGGAAATCAACAGAATACACACCGTTATCTGACAGGAACAGAATTTGATTGCCAACTTGCACCACTGTTTTACGCGCAATACAACCCACCTCGCGGGTAATCTCTTGCACTGTCACTTCGCTTAATGCTTGGGTTACGTTACGAATAAGATGGATGGTGTTGCGATTGAACACAATAATGTTGTCTTCTGCAAAAGGCTGGATTGCAACAACAAAGTCTGCGCCACCAGAAGCAATACGGAACCCATCTAGGATTTGGTCGTAAGTGTTCTGGTCGAGAATGTCTGAAGCAATTACCTCATCTGTAACATTGCGAGATGTAATGGTTGGGCTGCCGCTTGTTCCAGCCATTGTGTAGTAATATGGCATCCAAAGCCGTCTCTGGTGATAGACAGCCCATGGTGGTGCTGGCATGTGCGTAAATCCATTTCCAGAGCTTTGTGGAGAGCCAAGCACTACACTTGCGCCCACTATGTCATTAGCCGTAGCAAAGAATTTAAATGTATTGGCTGTCACCGCCGTAATAAAGAACTCCGATAGGTTATTGATGGTAGTTGTGCCACGGTCAATAATTCGCACGGTGTTGCCAACTGCTAGTCCATGAGCCGTTTCTGTAATCGTCACTACGCCATCAGCAATAGCGCAATTGCTTGCCGTATTAAAGGTGCTAGGCTGGACATAGGCTCCATTAGACACTAACGTAAAGGCTGGGCTGCCCACTAGCGTTCCTGTAAATTGCATGGCCGTGAGTCCATCGCGGAAAATAAAGATGTAGTTAAATGCTTGCAACAAATTAACTTCTGAGCTTATAGTGATGCCAGCAGGATAGGTAATAGTTGTGCTGCTACCATCTGAAATCTTAATCGCCTTTGCCCCATTATTTGTGGCAATAATAATGTATTCTTCGTTGTCTGTCGTAGGGTCAGAAAATAGACAGCTACCATAGACAGCATTTACAATGTCATCCTCTAGTTGCGGCGACCCCACCACCGCTGTCCCGCCAATGCTACCTGTAGCCCCTACAATGGTGATGCTAATAGATGTACTATTAATCACCGTGATAATGTTATTTTTATTGGGCGTTGGTGTAATGCCCGTAATCCCAGATACTTTAGCTAATGTAGCGGTGGTAAATGCATGAGCTGTGGCAAAGCCAATTGTAATAACATTGCTTGCTCTGCTTACGCTATTTCCTGTTTTATCGGCATACAGATAAAATGGCAAGGTAAGGGCTGATGCATCCGTGCTTAATGTTGTCCCAAAACTCTGCACGCCCATGCGCGGCTGCCACACCCCATCTAGCTCCATGCGTCCATTGGTGGACAACGCCACTTCCCCAGCCTTTAGCTGGTCAGGACGCAAGCGTGCGTTCATACGAGCAAACCCCGTATCGCCTTCTTCTATTAACGGATTATCCAGTGGGCCATAGTTATCGAAGCGTGCCATGGGCTTATATTACCTTAACAATCCCAAGCTCTACGGCTCCAATAGTTGGCAGATAATTTGTTAGATGTTCCCTTGATGCCGCCAGACCTAGCGCAATAGCTTTTCTTGCGTGCGGGGGAGGACTTCTTAATTGACATATTAGCGTCTCCAAAACGCACAACACGCTCCTG